GTTGCGGCTGGTAAGTATTGACTTTGGTCAATGATTGTTACTTGTACGCCTGGAGATGTTAATGCCATTTTATTTTTCCTTTAGTAAAATTATGAGGTTTACAACCTGATTGCATACTATTATTTATGAATAAATTGAAAAAAGTCGGTATAACTGAACCTTCGAAGGTTTGGTAATAAATATGTTATGCTGCTACAACGACCAATCTGTAAGAAATGTAACAAGAATCACGCGGCTATAAACTATAAGCGCGGTGAGGTAACACATTACAGAAGCATATGTGATGAATGTGGTAGAAAGAAGAAAAAAGTAAAACCACAAAAAGCCAATTGGACTAAGAGTGGTTATAAGAAAAAAGCCACATGTGATTTATGTGGCTTTAAGAGTTTATTTACTACACAGATAACTGTGTTTCATATTGACGGGAATTTAGAACATATAGAGCATACCAATCTACGCAGTATTTGTCTAAACTGTGTAGAAGTAGTTAAGAAAAAAGATGTTACTTGGCGTCGGGGAGACCTTGAGATTGACTATTGATTATCTCATAAACACTGTGGTGTAATTCGTCAATCGTACCGTTATTCTCTACGATATGATCGTACTTTAATCCTATGCTACTGTACTCACTAGCATGAATTTTTAATCTATCTAGTTTAGTTTTGCTTACTGACCAACTACTATTTCCGTCTGGTCCTCTATTATATGCTACCGCAGCATCATACCATTTAGGGTCAGGCCCACGCTTTACTCTAAGTGCTATTCCGTTTGCATTTTTGATAGCAGCGACTTCATTACTAAATCTACAATCTGTGATTACAATATCTTCTTTAGTGTTGATTAGTTTGTGTTCTACACTAGCGACCCAGATATCATTGTGAAAGTGATTGCGACATACATCTGTGCCCCAATATTGTAGTATCCATCTTGGGGTGATGTCCATGCCTAAACGATTGCTCCACCACTCGTCACGCTGTTCACGCCATGCTCTACTAGCTTTTGTAGTACCTTCTAAGTATTCTCGGTCCCAACCAAAGACTGCTGCAACTGCATCCTTTAGACTAGTAGCAAAACTAACTCGTTTAAACCCATGATGTGTTGTGAGATAGTCAGCAATTGTGTCTTTGCCTGAACCGATTAAACCAGTGATACCAATAATCATAAAAGAAAACTCCTGTAACATACTTATTATATTACAATAGTGTGAAAAAGAAAAGTGTTTTAGGTTAGCCTTGTACCCATGTCAATGGCTGACTGTAATCAACATACTTTTTCAATTCTTCAATCAGTAATTCCATTGCAGCCTTACCTTCTGCTTTCATAGCAGTACCATTCAATGTTGTGCCGCCACCCGGACCTGCGATAGTACTAAATTTCTCACGTGCCTCACCAATGATTAGTTTAAGATTAGCTAAGATAAAGTCACCAATCCAAACCCCAGCACCTGGATCCTGTAGTAATATTTCTTCTGTCTTTTGTACATCAGCCCATATCAATACACGCTCACCTGAACCCTTAGGGTCACGAACAATACGCAATATTTTAGACACTGGATTGAATGTGTATGTTACATAACCACCGAACATACGTGCTGCTAACTCAACATAACCTGCATAGAAGTCATATGTTGCCATACCCCCGGCATAGTTATAGTTAAGCAAATATGTGTTTAGAATAGCACTACTGAAAGGGTCAAAGCTGCTACTTGATGGCCCTGTTTCTAATCCAATTGTTCTACGGAAAATACTACGCACATTAATAAACTCAGCGGGAAGAGTATATGTATCTACATTCTTCTCAATGGTCATTAGAATGTAAGATTCTTCGGTAGCAGCTTGTGCCCGTTGACGATAGACTTTAATAGCGTAGTTATACGCTGCCTCATAATGTTGAGGATCCAATTCAATATCTATCATGCCGTCACCTAGACGGAATCTAAGATTGGTAAATAGTCCCTCTTTTAACTCATCTAAGGTCAACCCTGAAGGGGTAGAAAGAGGACTAGCGGTTGGATATGTTGACATAAGTGTTACCTAATAATACTATTTATCAGGTAACTTATGTATTGGGAGATTTGCCCTTCATGAACCTTAGGAAAGGTATTTCAGTTTCATCTACAAGCCGTGTTCTACCGTCAAGGTGAGTGTATCCGTGTTTTGATTCTTTTTCGCAAACCGGACACATCCACCTTTCCCCTAGATACAAGATTAACCAGACATGGCAATCGTCACAACTAGGACGACCTAAACCCATTACAAGTCGCCGTCTTGTCGATTCTCGCTGTAAAATGCATCAAACTTGCCACCGGGATAGCGACTCTCTAATTTGCGTACATTCTCAGCAATTACTTCATTAGGATCTAAGTTCAATGCACGACATGCATTGATCCAATACCACATCACATCACCTAATTCTCGTTTCATATGGTAAACGGCTTCATCGGTTAGTGCTTTTCCTTGAAAAAGAATCTTCTTGGGCACTTCAATAAACTCGCCACTTTCTGCGGCTAATCCGAAACAAGCTGTGATTAGTAACGGGATGTTAACATCAGGTCCATGTTTCAATTCACCGTCAATCACTTCATAGTTAGCATCCAATCGGTCGCAGGTGTCTATGAACGCAGTCAAACTAACACTAGGGTTACTAGTAACTGCCGCTACAAACTCCTGATATTTATTCAAATCAATATTCATACATAATCCTTAAACATTTGTTTTCTACCTTCTTTGCCTAGTGTGGCCTCAAAGATTTCATTTGTGCGCTGTAGCATACAACAGGCTAGCATCAGCAATTCATTCCTGTCATCAGTCAATTCAATTGACTTGTCAATCAGGACCATTATTTCTGACATGCGGTCTCTTACTTCTTTCTTTTGCATTTTAAAACGCTTTCAAAATAATCATGTTTTCGTTGAATCTACCGTTCGGTACTGCACCGACCGCTTTGATATCTTTGAAATACTTACGTGCCGCGGGCTTGCTACCCATGACTTCTTTAAGTTGCTCACCGGGCTTACGTAGTGTTTTCATTTCGCTAGTGTTCGCATCGAAACCTAGTAGTGTGTTACCCTTGACACTAAACACCTTGCTGTACTCGTCAGCAATATAGTGATGTAGCTTGCGCTTACCTGTATCGTAAACCCATGCCTCACTTGCACCATGCAGTTTTGTAGGATGCACACTAACTAAATCAATTTTAGCTGCAACATCCTTGAACAACTTCAAGTACTTCAGTTTAGCAACGATTTTTTCGACAGGTACCGCTTTGCGTTTACGTGGAGCCTTGCTTGCTTTCTTGATGCTGATATAGCTGTTCAAGTCACCTAGCACACCGTCAATGAATTTGAGGATGTTTCGAATCTGAATCTTACCTAGAAACGCATAGCCCTCTTTGAGAGACTCGTCACCGTCGCTTAGACGTTGGAATTCATCTTGCTTGCGCTTCCAGATTTCAACAATGATCGGGATATGCTGTGGCATGACATTGTATTTTGCAACAATGTCAACTGTCTTTTCTGACGCTTTGCCTGTAGTCACAAAATCATCAATCATACCTTCCATTTCACCAGCCGCATCACGTGCCTTTTCACGCAATACTTCCTGAATGTTAGGACGTGTTGATACCACTTCTTCTTTTATAATACTAGTTTGACTAGTTTTTATTTCACTGGTAGTTAGTGACTTTACCAGTCGCTTGATATCATTTTGTAATGTGAGTTCTTCATGCTCAGTCAATTCTAGACCGCGCATAGTCATGCGTGAGACCCAGCACAATGTCAGAAGAAATTCGCTTTCATGCACCTTTCTAAGTTGTTTGGCTTCATCTGTGCGCTTATTGTAATCAAGATATTGACACATCAATTCTTTTGCATCTTTTTTGGTATAGAATCGGTTATACCATGTAAAACTTCTAGCAAGCGCCGAGAATCGTTGCCCATCATCGGGTTGAATTGGGAAGAAAGGTTCTTCACCCATGTATTTTGTATCAGCATCACGGGGATTGAGTGCTTTAACAAACTGCTCGTCCGAATTCTTGCGTGTAGCCATAGATTAACTCCAAAATATCAATTGAATACGTATTGTAACACAATAACCATTTATTGTCAACTGTTTGGGTAATACGCAGTCAAGTCTATTTACGATAAATAAGTAATAAGGTACATTAATTATGCCCCGGCTCTCACTTTGGCGTCCCAATAAAACGAACGATTACAACTTTTTTGATAGAACAATATCAGAACAGTTCACCGCAGGTTCCACGGATTTATATGTCCACAAGTATATGGGTCCTACAAATCAAGGCCCGTCCATAGATTACACACAACCTGAATATGATGTATTAGCACCAACTAATATACAAGACTTGTTATTCTTAGAAAACCGTGACAGAACATATGACCCAAATATCTATCGACTACGCGGTCATTACAACGTACAGAATTTGGATTTTGATTTAAGTCAATTTGGCTTGTTCTTAAACAATGATATCATATTCATCACTGTACATTACAATGATATGATTGATTTGATTGGTCGTAAATTAATGGTTGGTGATGTTATTGAGTTACCTCATTTATTAGATTACAATCCATTAAAAGAAACCATACCAACTGCACTAAAACGATTCATGCAGATTACCGATGCTAATTATGCAAGTGAAGGATTTAGCCCAACATGGTTCCCGCACTTATGGCGTATAAAGTGTGAACCACTGGTTGATAGTGAAGAATTTAGTCAGATACTAAGTGCTCCGATAGACCAAGATACATATTTAGGTATATGGGATAAGGATAAAACGTATCCAGCTGGTTATGTGATTACGTTTGGGGACAAAAACTATAAATCATTGATTGATGTACCGATTGGAATTACTCCACCTAACCCCACATATTGGCAATTAGATACAGCAAGTAATCTTAAAGACATACTTGCTACATACAATAAGAACATTGAAATCAATAACGCAGCATTACAAGAAGCTGAAAGACTGTTACCTAAATCAGGGTATGATAATAATAACTTGTATGTCGTTCCTACTTATGGAGTGTACTCTAGTGACGGAGTGTTATCAAAACAACTTAATAAACCCGCACCGCCCGTAGGAGTAAACACGGATTCAGCAGGTGCACCTGCACCGACGGGGACTGTTATGATGATGCGTAATGCAAAATACAAAACTGCTAGCCCTGTTATTAAGATTTCTAAATCTATTATAAAAAATATTTGGGATCAAACTGCGGACATGGGTTATGAAAAATTAAATGTATTCAACACAGTTAATTTAGAAGTATTGACTCTTGCACCAGTTAGATCAGATACTAATTCAGGACCAGTCAGTGGGGATAAAATATTAACAGTATATTCAATGGGACAGATTACTGGACCATACGGTACTGCTGATAATACATATGCTACTGCCGATGCTAATCCAGAAGCACCCGGCTTTACTGGTACGATTAGTACAGAGATGGATTGGCGAGCAGATTGTGATCCGGCGTTTCAGTTTATTGCACGTAGTAGTCCTCGTAGTTTTGGATACACATATGGATATTTAACAGGCGATGCTCAAGCACCAAATGGATTCCCGACTGGGGCAGGTATAAGTTTCCCGCAAAATCCACAAGTCGGAGATTACTTCTTACGCATTGATTATTTCCCTCAATTATTATTCCGTTGGGACGGTAAATTATGGGTTAGAATTTCCCAAGATGTAAGAACTCCAACTGGATTTACTGCTGCGAATAAATCACAATTATCAAGTTTCATCAATGATAGAGCCGAAACAAAACTTACGGACGGTACATTTGTACCTCAACGGCAAGCATTGTCAACTATTTTAGGGTTGACACCAGACACATTACCACCAGTAACTTAAAGAGCATATAATGGCAGATTTTTTTTATGATAATCAGATACGCAGATTTTTAATACAGTTTGCAAAAATTTTTAGCAATTGGCAAGTGACCAAAGGAAAAGACCCCTCAGGAAATCCTATACTAGTCAGAGTTCCTATTATGTATGGTGATAGCAGCAGACAAGCTGCGACTATCATCGCTAATAATAGTGCTAGTAATACGCCAAGCGCCCCGTTAATAACATATTATATTACTGCACTAGAATACGATCAAAAAAGAACACAAAATCCTACATTTCAGGAAAGTAAAAGTATTAGGCAACGGGCTTATAATAACGAAACACAAAATTATGAAACCACGCAAGGACAAGCATTTAATGTTGATCGATTAATGCCAGTTCCATATACGTTGCGTATTTCTGTTGATTTTTGGACTACGAATTATAATCAAAAATTAGAATTGATTGAGCAATTAGGTACATTGTTCAATCCGGCATTGGAGATACAGAGTACAGACAATTTCGTTGATTGGACATCGTTGAGTGTTGTATATCAAGATGGATTGACTTTTAGTAGTAGGCAAATCCCACAAGGACAAAATAATCCAATCGATGTACTAACATGGAAATTCTATTTACCGATATGGCTTAGTACTGCTGCTAAACTAAAGAAATTTGGTACCGTTGAAAAGATATTACAAAGTATATTCACTTCTACTGTACTTTCTGATATACAAGATGACGATTTATTGGTAGGTACAAGGCAAAAAGTAACACCATATGGATACAAAATATTATTATTAGGTAATACATTACAGATATTACCACAAGCCGTTATATTTGATCCAAGTAATTTCAACTTAGATTTGCCCACCAATCCCAACACTGATGTTTATTGGGCAAGTGTATTAAATGTATACGGTACTATAAGGCCCGGTATAAGTCAAATTTGGCTACAAAATCCATTCATGGACCATGAGATTGTAGGTAATATTGTGCCTAATCCTAATGATGACAGATTACTAATCTATAACATAGATCCAGATACACTGCCACAAAACACATTAGACCCAGTTGATGGTGTTATCAATCCTCAACTAACAGGACCAAACGCAGGGTTACCCGGACCCGTGAATGGTCGTAGATATTTGTTAGTTGACAATATAGGTTCACCCGGAGATAGCACAGTAGCTTGGGGAGGATTAGTAGCGTTTGCTAATGATATTATTGAGTATAGCACCAGTGATGGTGCTTGGTTTGTCAGTTTCAATAGCTTAACTACTACCCCAATAACATTGGAATATGTAACCAATCTAACTACAAATGTTCAATATCGTTTTGTCGATGGCACTTGGATGAAGAGTTACGAAGGATGGTATCAGGCTGGGGATTATTCTATCGTCATCTAATACTGTGATAAATCATAGTATGAGCAATACATCCGCAGGCGTTTTCTTTTATAGCAATAAAACAAATCGTTACCTATATCTATTGCGTACTGACAATAAGAATCCGGGTAATTGGGGAATTCCTGGTGGTAAGATAGAAGATGACGAAACACTGTTTGAGGGTATCACTAGAGAGTGTACGGAAGAGATTGGTATGTTTCCAGACAAAGCAAAACTAATACCTATACAGAAATTCATCAATCATACATTCACGTATCATACATTCTTTTGTGAAGTACCTGATGAGTTTGTCCCTATACTGAATGAAGAACATTGTGGTTATGCATGGGTAGGAGATAATCAATATCCTAAACCATTACATCCCGGGTTGTTTAGTACAGTAAACTTTGATGTAGTACAGGATAAATTAAAGACACTTACAAAAAAAGAGACCTAAGTCTCTTTTTTTATTTTAGCAGTGCTGATAATGTAGGGAAGCCTAAAGAGCCGATTACTATACCGGCCCCCATTAGCATCCATCGCCATTTCTCAAGTGCTGATACTTTGTTAGCTAATTCAGTATGTTCCTTGACATCTTGCTCACGCATAGATTTTAACATTTTTCTAGTTTCTTCTGCGTTAGATTCAATCATATCATGTAGTGCCTTCAGATCCACTTTAAGTTCCCCGATTTTTTCTTCGAGGCTCTTAACTTGGAACTGAAGTATAGCTATCTCAGTTTCAGGTTGCATTTTAGTAGCCTTACTTGTTGCGGTTACCATGATTATGCGCTAGCAATAGTAACTAATTCATACGGCATCGCATTAGATACATTAGCTGCTGCGGCTGCATTGAATGTTGCAAATACTGGAGCAGCATTTTGAAACACAATGTTACCTGTAGCAATTGGACCTGAAGTAGCAGTAAACAACTCACCAGTGTGGTCAGATAGACTTTGAACTGTCTGAGTAGCACTATTAGCATATGTAGCAAGAATACGCATTGAGTTTGGTGTCAATGCTGTATTAGCAACATTTGCAGTAAAGCATTGTGCTGTCAAACCACTTGTTGAACCTGTTACTAGATACTTCTGTTTACCTTTTTGACGAACAATATAACCTGCTTCATCATTTGCATAGACAAATGCTGCATTGCTAAATGCGATTGGGCAATTAGTAGTTAATACAACACGATTGTGAATTGCATTACCAGTAACGCTTGCATTAGATGTAATAGCTTGTGGGTCACCACCTTGAGTAGCAGAAACAGTAAATGCAGTTGCATTAGCTACAGTTTTAACAAAATATGTTGCACCTGCAGTTAAACCACCAAAACTTGCATCAAATGTCAACGGCATATCTAATTCTAATGTTTGAGCATTACCCGATGTTCTAATAACATTACCTGTTGCTGTTGTATTAGCAACCGCTACAGTAATATTACCGTGTGTTGCGGTTGCAAAACCAATATCTGTATAGTTAGTAGAACCATTGATGTTTGCAACAGCAACTTGAACTGCTGCGCCTGTAGCCAAATTAGCTAAATCAGTACCTACTCCAAACACGCTTGGATTAGTGTTGGCTGCTAAGTAGCTATACAATGTACCTGTTCCATTGACACCAATAGCAACTTGTGCTAGTACTTGTTTACCAATGATTGCTGTATTACCACCAACTACACTATATGTGTTACTATTTGTAGTTGGGAAACCTACGCCACCTAGTGGGTTATTGAAATATGCATCAACAACATTAAATGAAACACTAACTGAACCACCTGTTGTGTCTGTCAATGTTTGCATTACTTGTGGTTGTACACTTAATTGAGTTTGTGATACATCAAATGTAGTATTTGATAATATATTATTTACATAATAAATTGTGTTAGCTGTTAATCCACCGACGGTAGTAGCAACTATAAATGACATACCTTTAGCTATGCCTACTGTAGGGCTTGTAGTTAGATTTCCACCTGATATTGTGACGATACTGCCTGTTGCTGCTGTATCAGTAATTGTTAAGACTGCTTGAGCCTTTGCGATTTTTAGAGGGCGTCCCATTTGTTTCTCCTTGAAATA